CATTATGATAGAGCTCAACAAGAGTTCGTTTGAAATCCTCATCATAATAATTTTTTTTAGCCATAAAGATACCTCCTTTTGGTGTCTAGTATTATGGTACATCTGTTTATAAATCGTGTCCACTTATTTAATATAGATCCACAGACATGGGATCATGATAACTGTGAAAGAGGCAACAAAAAAAGGATATGCTATGGCAAACGTAGGGGATAGCATAAATTTATCGATCCCAAATAGTAAAACAAGGAGAGGAAGAGTAGGAAAAGAAATTGCAAATACATTGGATACGGGATGCAATCAAGGAGTTGTAACAGCTCTAAAACAAATTAATGATGATATAGGATGTATCTGGAATAAGGAATATGGTTGTTATGTTTGCATAAGAAAGTTGACACCGAAAGAATGCTTTCGTCTACAAGGATGGGAAGATATTTATTTCGAGCGGGCGGAAATGGTGAACAGTGACAGTCAGTTATACAAGCAGGCTGGAAATGGTGTGACTGTGAATGTCATTGAAGCGATTGCAAAGAAAATGGAGATGGAACAAAATGGATAAAATCTTAGAAAAAATGGAAGCTGCAGCGGAAGCGGAATACGAGAAAATCTTAGCAAAGTGGGGAGTGTTCCACAGCGCCCATGAAGGATACAGCGTTTTGCTGGAAGAAGTGGAAGAAGCTCAGGAAGAAATGGAAAGCCTGGGAGCGGATATGAAATCATTTTGGAGGATGATTCGGGAAGACAATGACACAGAAGCGGTAAACATTGCAGACATGATGTATCAGGATGCTATCAGAGGGGCGGCAGAACTGATACAGGTAGCGGCAGTATGCAAGAAGTTTATGGAAAGTACAGAGGTGACAGGAGAATGAAGAAGAAAAAAACGAGGATGTGTACGCTGTTCAACTGCGACCGCAGGCATGGAAATGTATGCTGTGCGGACTGCGGGTTCAGACCAAAATGCAAAAACAGCTGCCAGAATGACCCGGAGAAATGCGGGTGTGTGAAAGGGGACAAAGACCATGAAGAAAAATGCGTATGACGCCGGGAGAGAGGACGGGCTGTATCTGGCGTTAAAGATCGTCAGAGAAGGCGGGCTGGAAGCGTTGGAAAAGGAGATCCAGTTTCGGAATATCACAGGGATCAAAACATCCTTTGCCATGAAGGAGATAGAAGGAGCTACGCAGGAGATCAAAAACAATACCATTGATACGGTAACTTGCCTTGCGGTACATACCCTCCATGATGAATTTGGTTTCGGAAAAGAAAGGGCGGCAAGATTTATGGAGCGGTTTCAGGAAAAAACATCTTGTTTGATTCATGAACTTGTTTTCTGGGAGGATATTGTGGAAGAAAACAAAAAGATGGGGATTGAAACAAAAATCAGGATGCTGGAGTGAGGTGGTGAGATGTGCCGAACGGATGCATCATCGTGAAATGCCCGTATTTTGTGCGGGAGAATCAAACAACAATCTTTTGTGAAAGCAATATCGGCAGTGGATTTTATGCACAGGTTTTTCGGACAAGTGTGGAAAAATCAAAGTATATGCGGGCGCATTGTGCGAATTTCCCAGACATGAACTGCCCTTATGCGGACTATTTAAACGACATTTACGGAGGAGAAGAAGAATGACAACTGCGGAAAAACTGAAAAAAGCGGAACAGAAAGTGAAGCGGCTGGAAGCACAGGTGAGAGGGCTGCAGAGATCCGGCGCATATCTGAAAGAAGCATACGGAAAGTTGGAAATGATCAGAGGGCGTGAGCGGGAAGCCATGAAGGCGGAAGCGGACCTGCTGCGGATGATCCTGGAATGTGCAGTGGTAAAGATGAGAGGACTGGAACTGGAAACAGAAGGCATGGTAAAGATGCTGGAAGGAAAGGAAATCGAGTATCAGGCAGACCCGGAAAAGCATGTGATCTGTATAACAGTGAAGGACAAGGTGTAACTTGTTGGTAACTTGCTGGCAATTTGTCGGGGTGGGGGACAGGAAAAAACAGATATGATACAATCAGGATGTACGTTTTTTCTCACCCCTGTATTTTACGGAAAAAGGCACTGGACAGAAGTCTGGTGTCTTTTTTATTGGGGTGGGAGAATGAGAAAAGAAGTATTGATAAAATAAAAATAAGTGGTGTTAGGAGCATCTTCATAAGAAAACAAAGAAAGTTTTATCTGGAACGTTTTCTTATGAAGATCGCTGTCGCAATTCTCCTTAAGAAATAAAGAAAAAGAAAAGCGATGTTTTCTTAATGAGAATATGCTTTGGCTCAATTCCTTTTTTGGGCAGAGAGGGCATCTGTGAGGTTTCGCAGGTGCCTTTTTCTATGTCTGGGCATGGGGGAAAATGGTGCAAGGTTATGTCAAAATGGAAAAAACGGGGCAAAGGAGGGGTTTTGGTATGCAGGCGAGGGATTGGACTGCCATAGAAAATGAATACGTTACAGGCAAGATAAGCCTGCAAAAATTAAGCGAAAAATACGAGATACCACTACGAACCATCAAGGACAGGAGCCGAAAAGGCGAGTGGAGCCGGAAGAAGAAAGAATTCTGCGCTGAGACCGCACAAAAGGCAAGACAAAAAATCATGAAAAAAGAAGCTGCCAGACTGGAAAAGCTGAAGGGGGTAGCGGAGGAGCTGGCGGACATCATCAGCCGAGATGTGGAACAGCTGAAAGAGCAGCATGGAAAGAGCAAAACACTGACGGAAAGCGATGTGAAAATGATCAAAGAGTTGACGGTGGCGCTGAAAAACATTGCCGATGTCATGCGGGACGTTTACGGACTACCCACTATCCGAGAAAAAGTGCTGCTGGAAAAACACAAGGAATGGAGAAAATCCATCAAAGAGGCGGAAAAGGTCACAGGCGGCGTGATCTTCCTGCCGGAGGTATTGGAGGTGGTGGAAGATGCGGACCATTTGGACGCCACAGCCGAAACAGATTGAGTTTTTGCAGCGGGGGGAGTATGAAGCATTTTACGGCGGAGCTGCCGGAGGCGGCAAAAGCGATTCCCTTTTGATGGAGGCATTGCGGCAGGTGCATTTACCAAATTACAGAGCGTTGATCATGAGAAAGACATTTCCGCAGATGACAGAACTCATAGACAGAAGCGAGGAATTATATCCACAGGCGTTTCCGGGCGCAAGATTCAACGGAAGTGAGCATGTGTGGAAGTTTCCCAAAGGAGCGAAGATCTATTTCGGTTCCATGCAATATACCAAGGATAAGACCAAGTATCAGGGGAAACATTTCGATTTCATCGGATTCGACGAACTGACACATTTTACTTACGACGAATATTCCTATTTATTTTCCAGAAACAGACCGTCAGGACCAGGAACACGGGTTTATATGCGAGCAACGGGGAACCCCGGCGGGGTCGGTCATGGGTGGGTGAAATCACGGTTTATCACGGCGGCACCGCCCAAAACGACCATCTGGGAGAAATACAAAATAGAAACACCGGACGGGAAGCAGCTGGAAATGAAGCGGAACCGGATATTCATTCCATCATCGGTATTTGACAATCAAGAACTTTTGAAGAACAACCCGGAATACCTGGCATCTCTAGCGATGCTGCCGGAAAGCGAGAAACGGGCGCTTTTATACGGTGACTGGGACAGCTTTAATGGGCAGGTATTCAAGGAATGGCGGGACGACCCAGATGGATACGAAAGCCGGAGATTTTCCCATGTGATCAATCCCTTTGAGATCCCAAGTCACTGGCAAGTGGTACGAGGGTTCGACTTCGGGTATGCCAAGCCCTTTTCCGTTGGGTGGTATGCCGTAGACGATAAAGGCGTCATGTATCGCATTGCGGAGTATTACGGCTGTACGGGGACACCAAACGAGGGTATCAAGATCACACCACAGGAAATTGCGGCAAACATCAGGGAAATGGAGCGTACACATCCGTTATTGAAAGACAGGGAGATATATGGCATCGCTGACCCTTCTATCTTTGACAAGAGCCGAGGGGAAAGCGTGGCAGGCATGATGGAGCAGCACCCATATTATGTGCTTTGGGAGAAAGGGGATAACACCAGACTGGCA